TTTTCGCACGCAACCTTGTCGGCAACTGATGGCTCAGGCTTGGTTTTTGGATGGCTATGCACAATCGCTACGACTTCTCCTTGGTCCTCAACAACGTTCCAACCGCTAAGAATGAAGTGCTCGTCAGGTGTTTCAGCAATGTTCTGGCACGGAAAATACTTGCGCCGTCCTTTGATTACAGCAACTAACCCACAGCACTCACGCGGAAACTCATCCTTGGCGTGCTGCAGGATTTCAGCCTTCATTGCCGCTGTCAGCTTCATCACTTGGTTAAGCCAGCTCCAGGGAACGATCCAAACGGAAGCTCTGCATTGTCGCCAAAGCGGCACTTGCAACTAGCAACTCGTTTGCCACATACGTCTTCAGCATCAGTCGTAACGCCCTCGTTGTTTACATCAAACCGCGTATAGGTAACCCCATCAATCTGTTTGCCTGGGCCAACAGCAGGGTTATAACCACATTCTGAGGACTTATAAATCCACTGACAAACGTTCGCGATGATCTGACGTTTTGGTAACTTCTGTCCAGCTAGGTCGAACTTGCTGGCTAGTTCAAACGTCACTGAGTTACGCGACTCGTTTGCTTTGCGATCAATAAACCATCGCTCTTGCGGGAACTCAGCGTGAGGGTCGGCCACACCACTTGGATTACCAAGACGGCTGAAGTTAAAGGTATCTCCACCTTGAGTTATTAACGTGTTTCCATCTTGCGTGATAGCGGTATCATCAAATCGAAAGTTAATGTCATCAAGATATTTCTTCAGAGTGCGGATCCTGCGAACTTCCGCCCCACCAAGGTCATTACCGGCAGTCGTTGCATTTACTAATGCAAGCAAAATAGTCATCGTGCCGTCTAAATTACTGACGGTTAATGTGGGGCGCGGCAACGTTCCAGTATTGGAATATTCAAACCCATCCGCTGCGATTGGCAGCCTGACGTATTCCTGAGAATTAAAAACTACGTTTGCTTGTATATTTACATTATTTTTGGACATACCGTTATGAAAACGATATACATCTGAGCTGCCATGCAAACTATTATCTAGGCGTAATTCAAAGAGTTCAATAACTGCACTTGGGGAAAGCTTTAGTAGTTCCTCGTAGACACTGCTGATTGCAGTCCATGTAACGCCACCATCAACAATGGTGCTGCCTACATCTGTTGGCCAACTTGGCTCGGTGCTAGCAGACGTTCCAGCAACCGCACATTGAAAGAATAAGCCGGTTGCTTGATCTGTTGTGGCACGGCGAATATCCCCAACAGAAAATGCGGTGGTAGCGGCCCAAGACGATACAGCCATTACGGTTCAAATACTTCGCGGAATGTTGTCTGCAATGTGGCGCGGTTTAGATAAGGAATCGACTTGCTCCACTGTTCACAAACAAATTTTGAGCTGGTGCTTTCCCCAGGCGGCGTAAAATCAAAACTTGCATTGTCATCAGCCCGTGCATCCAAGAACGTTTCGATAGTGTCGGAATCGGCCTCAGACACTTCAAACGTCAGGTTGTAAGTCTTGGGGTTTTGATTTAGACCGAACGTCAACCTGGCTTCATAGCCATCACCAAACTGCACTTTCCGCACCACAGGGGCGCTGCTTTTTTGCACGCCATAGGTCGGTGTAATTGAAGGGAATACAGCCATTAGCGGGTCAACAAGCCTCCAGGTCGTTTTTGCTTGATTAGTTCTTGTTGTACTGCAATGCCAATCGCCTTGCCAAGTTGCGCGGCTTGATTGCCATCACCCTCAACAGAAGAGCCAGAAGCATCAACGTTCACAGTCACACTAGCGCCACCGCCCATTGCATTATTTGGAACGATATTACCCTGCGCTCCAGGGACAAACATCTCTGGGCCACGCTCGCCAACTAGATAAGGTTGATTTCTTGAAACTGGTCCGCCAAGTGCTTTGGCCGCCATAAGCGTTGGTGGTGCAAACAGTTTTGGATCGGCAAAGCTTGGACCTGAGCCCAATCCAAAATCACCTCCAGGTCCAGCAAGATTGGCTGCTGACCCGTATTTGCTAGCTGGCGCACCCCCACCAAAAATAGGCGCACCGAAACTCATAAACAATTTCACCGCTTGCATCCTGATCTGAGCTGCAATCATTTGTGCAGCCATGTCCAAGAAGTGATCTGCTGTGCGTTGGAACAGGTTGGCCAACGCTTGCTGGGCACTCATGCTGCCGTCAATAATTCCTCTAAAGGACTGGCTAAACGCATTGCCTAGTGTGTTCGCTAGCTCTATTGCTTGGAACATAGGGTTATTTAACTTTTCAATTTGTGCCTGAGTCTCTCTAATAAACGTATTTATAAGATTATTCTCTTCGGCTAACGCCTCCATGCGTGATTTTACAGCAGCCAACTGGGGATCGGACAGCTTGTCATCCTCCCTGAGTTTTCTTATCTTCTCTTCAATGCGAAGACGCTCTCGTTCTTCTTCTGTTGTTGCCCGAGCAAGAGCTAGTTGATGATCAAGACCTTCAATCGTGTCTTGAAATTTTTCTTGCCTCTTGCGTTGCAACTCATTTAGTTCACGTTCTGTATCGCGTTGAACAGCCAATTTCTTAGTTGCCGCTCCAATATTAATGGCATCTTTTTCACGCTGTTTCGTAATACCAGCAAGGTCTTTTTTGCGTTTTGCTTCAATTTCAACTATTTTTTGTTCGCCATTTAAGCGAATAACAAGTTGTTGGTCTTCGGCGGCGTTTGCAGCAGCAATTTTGTCTCTAAAGCGAGAAATATCAAGCACTTTTTGGCGCTCTGCCTCAAGCTTGTCTAAACGTTTTTGCAGTTGTTCCGCGTCTCTGGCTGCTTTTTTACCTGTCTTGCTTCCCAGCGTATCGTCAATAGTAGTTTGACCCGTTACATCAATTGTCTGACGAAGTTTTGCTATTCTTGGGTCTTTAAGGATCGCTTCTTTTACTTTCGTCGAAAGGATGCCTTCTTTTATAAGTGGTTCGCCTTTCCTTAAAGCACGTTGCCTGTCCGGACCGGTTAGTACTTTACTACCACGGGTTTCAGCAACGATTGCTTCAAACTGAGCTGCAGCGTCTCCGGTCAAAGACCCACGAAGACTTCCAAACTTCACATCTGTTGATACGCCACCTAAAACAGTGTTTATCGCACTAAGAAATTTGGCCAGTGGCCCAGCAACAAATCCTTGAACAGACAAAAATAGCTGATTAACAATGCCAAAAAATTCTTTAAGTTCGCCGCCAAGAGCTTGAAAGTTTTCAACAGCATTTTTGCCAATCTGACTGGCAAGATCTTTTGTAAGAAGAGTCGCAAGCTCTTGCATCTTGCCCTGCTCTTCTAGCTGAAAAGCATGTTCCTTTACAGCATCGCTGCTAAACAGATTCTTTTCTCGGAACATCTCCACCGTTCCAGTGGCAGATGTAAGTGCCGTACCCACTCTTGCAACGCTGGCAATAAACGCATCAACTTGTTGGCCAATTGCACTAAGCCCAATCTGAGCGCCAAAGGATCCAGTAAGACCGCCTAAGCCACCACCAATAATTGAACCTGGACCGCCACCAAACAATGCAGGGAAACCAGCTCCAAGAGCCACTCCTTCAAAACGTTTTTGGTTTGGAGAACCTTTTTGAAAGATTCCGCCACGTATTGGGGATGTTTGGCCGGTAAGACCTGCGTTTAATCGAGCTATTCGGTTTGCTTCTGCATTTGCAATAGGAGATCCCGGGAAGTTAAGGCCCCCTCCAACAGGGCTGGCTGCTCCGCCAGTTGGGAAACCCGGGCCAAAAGGAGTGTTAGAGACAGTTTGACCAGCTAAAAAAGTTTGTCTTGCTTTTTGTGCATTTTGGGCAATAATCGCAGCAGTTTCTTGCAGTTGCTCAAACGCCTTAAGCCAAGAAAATTCAACCTTTAAGGCTCTTAAATTTGTTTTCTTAGCGGCTTGAACTGCTATTGGCGAGCCAGGAATTGAAATGCTTCCCTTAACAGGAAGTGCCGCACCACCAGTTGGGAAACTGGGACCAAAAGGAGTTCTAGAAGCAGTCGCACCAGCAAGAAACCCTGGTGATCCAGGGAAATTGAGTCCGCCCCTGATTGGACTTGCAATTTGCCTGCCAGAAGCAGCAATTTGAGCAGGAGAACCCATCATCGTGGACGTTCCACGAATAGGACTTGATAAGAAATTTCTTCGCTGCTCTTTTAGTATTCGAAGCTTTGATTTTTCTAGCTCAATGGTTTTTCGCAATATATTAAATTCTTTATCTGCATTGGCAAAACGTCTTGCAGACTGCTCAGTTGTTGCCTTGTTTAATTGTTTTCTTAACTTCTCAACGTTGAGGCCCTTGGCCTCCATTTCATTAATTTTATTTAAAAGCCGTGCTCTTTTATCTTGTGCTTTTGCGCGAGCATTGATGTCATTAGCAAGCTGACGGCCTTGAGGTCTTGTTCCATCAAAACCCTTTGCTCCGGCTTGGCTAAGAAGCCGCAAACGTGCCCTTGCTTCAGCAGTTAACTGTTTGTTTAAACGTAATTCTTTTTCGTTAAGTGCATTGCTTCGAATTAAAGAACGAACTTTTCTTTCAGAAAACTTGTCCTGAAGGCTTTGGACAGCTTTTGTTTTGGCATTTAATTGAACAAGACCTCTTTCAGCAGCTTTTAACTCTGCCGAGCTGGGCAACAAACCAGCAATTCCAGGTTTTTTCCTAGAGCCACCACCTTTTGGTTTTCCAATGTTAGAGACAATCTTGTCTATATTTTTTAGCTCGCGTTCAATCTGCCTACTATTAATTTTGATATTTACTTCGTACTCAGCAGCCACGACTAACCCGAGAACATTGCTCTCAGGTTAGCGCACCCCACGGTATTGGGCCTGTTGACGACTCTTTTCAATCTCCTTCTGCTCTCGGTCTGACTTGACGGAACAGTATGCGCTCCAAGCCTGCAGTTCTTCAAGCGACATGCTGGCTCGAAGCTGAGCCAGTGTCATGCCTAGCTTTTCAGCAATAAAAAACTGCAAGAACAGGTAGTTGTCGCCCTCAATCGTCGCTTTTAATGGCTTCAGGATCTTCCACCTCATCCATGCCCTGCATCTTGGACATGATGTCCAAAACAATGCTTAAAGGCAGTCGGTTGCAGATCTTGGCGCGATCACCGTCCGAAAAGATCCGGTTGCCCACTTCGTCTTCTGCCTTGCGAATGACCATCTGGATTGCAAAATCCAAGTTATCCTCAGAACCGCTGACGTTTAATGCCTTCAAAGAATTGTTGATGGAATCACGATCAGCAATCGTCAAAGGCTTCCAATAAAGCTTTAAAACGACTTCTTCACCACTTTTAATCGTGTAGCTACTGCGTTGTTCGACACTAAACGCTTTGCACAGTTTGTCGATTGCGCGTGTTTCAGCCATAAAACTCAGTCAACTAGCACAATATAGCTTATCCCAAGCGAGTTGCTTTAAAAGCTCTGTCCAAATCTCCAAGCAAGCCACCTGACTCTGTATATACCTTGTACCAGTCAGGATTTTTGTTCTTGGAAGTCAAGTTAAAACCATCTCTATTCTTATGCTGCTCATAAGTAGCTGTTCTGCCACCACGACGAGGAACAGTAGCGTTTGGATTGTTAACAGCAAATCCTGCGTATGAAGTTGAGTTACCAACATACATTGGACGATTGATCGGGAAACGCAACGAAGAAACTGTAACTGGATCACTTTTGCTTGGTTTTGGAACCGTTGTCTTGGCAGGAATGCCGCTCTCAACGTCTCTATCAAATCCTGATTGATCGTCCGTCGGTTTAACCGCAACCTGACTTAGTTGCCATTTTCGACCAAAACTGGAGGTCCACCATGGGCCTTCGTTTTGCAATGATCTGATCACAACCGGTCCAGCTGTTTCACGCCCAGTCTCAATCAGCTTACGAATATCCCCCGCTAATTCTGTAATTGGTTTTGCCATTAAATTGCAGTAAACGTGCAGCGCACGACGCTGACAAAGTGACTATTATTTTCTTCGGTTACGGCAGTTGGGCCGGTTACTTGACCTACACGCGGAACAACTGAAAAACTATCTGTGTAGCCAGAAGCGTTTATAGAAGTTAAACCATCAATAACTGATTCAGCAATCGCAGCTGCTGCAGCACTTCCCTTGTCTCTTGGCGTGAAAATACCGCATTGCACGGTTCCAGCGTATTGATCGACTGCAGCACCATGTGCCTGAATTGTTGCCTGATTAAAGTTGATCGTTACCAATACATACTTTTTTGTTTTACCTGGCGTCGTAAACGGCATGTTGTCAAACACAACCTTAACCGTTGCATCTGCTGCGGCGACAGCAGTGTTGATAGCAGTTTCAAGCGCAGCTCTAGCGTTTACAAGCGTCATCAGAACACCACCCGCAAAATAAACATATACTCCTGTCCGCCGCGATATGTCTGAATGTCTTGGATTTTGCTCACACGTGCAGAACCAGCAAACTGCAAACTAACCTCGTCTTGCAATGTTGGTTGATTATCCCCAATTTGATCTGGAGTGATATACAACTTTGCTACGTTTTCTTGATAATTTGCTTCTTCGTCGGAACGAATAAATTCGATTGGAGCGTCAAACGAATAGCTTGCGTCGGTTGTTGTTACCGCACCAGTGGCAAGATTGTACGCTTCACTAGCTTTGCGGGTGTAAGTGATTGTCGTGTCAAGGGATTTGCCCAGATCAGCTACAACTGATTTGGCAACGCTTTTGAATAAACTGTCTAGTGCTCCTGGCATCTCAACCCCTCACAGTACGAACTTGGTAAGAGCCAGAACCTCCAAGACAATAAGCACCAAGATAAGACTGCAGCCAAGGGTAAACGTCGAATACGT